TCTCGACTCACTTGGTATGTTATCTACCACCAAGGAAGTTGAGGATACTGCTGAAGGTAAAGAGACCAGAGACATGACACGGGCACAGGTTCTCAAAGCAGCGTTCCGAGTACTGACATTGAAGCTTGGGCGAGCGAAGGTTCCGATGGTGGTTACGAACCATACCTATGAGAGTATGGGACTATTCTCTACGAAAGAGATGGGCGGTGGTTCTGGATTGAAATATGCGGCGAGTAGTATCATCTATCTTAGCAAGCGAAAAGAGAAAGACGGTACTGAAGTTGTCGGTAATATTATTCACTGTAAGAATCATAAGAGTCGATTGACCAAAGAGAATAAGGTGGTTGATGTTCGATTAACTTATGATAAGGGTCTGGACAAATACTATGGGTTGTTGGAGTTAGCAGAGAAGTATGAAATCTTTAAGAAGGTGAGTACAAGATTTGAGATGCCAGATGGTAGTAAGCAGTTTGGTAAAGAGATTCTTTCTCATCCGACTAAATATTTCACTGAAGATATTATGCACAAGTTAGACTTGGCATGTGAAACTGAATTTAAATATGGTGGTTCTAGTAATGAGTCTGATTAAAAAATGACTAATATCGATATAGATTTTTATTGCAGAGCATACGATGATTTTCTTTCACCAGAAGATTGCGAAGCGTATATTGACAAGTATGAGGAGACTCTACAAGTTGATGAAGAAAGGTGGAAGCAACTTAGCGTATGCATTATGAAGGATGGCAATAAAAATCCTACTTGTGGTAATTGCAATTGTGATAGGCTTGGTCCTATGGAGTTTGAAAGATTTGCTGATCTTAATGATAAGTTAATACACAAATGGCAAGAATCAGTAGAACGATATGTTAAGGATTGTAATATACAGAGAGTTCAGTGGCCGAATGAGATTGGCTGGGAAGAGTTAAGAATTAAAAGGTATAAAGTAAACGAGGAAGAGAATCATGGATTAGATAACCATGTTGATGTTTATTCTCATGCTCATGCAAAAAGGTTTCTATGTTTGATGGTATATCTTAATGATGACTTTGAAGATGGAGAAACGTATTTTCCATTATTTGATGCAAAGGTAAAACCAAAGCAAGGACGATTGTTTATCTTTCCCCCTACATGGAACTATATTCATAGAGGCATACCTCCTCGTAGCCCCTCTAAAAGAGGTGCCAAGTACTTTGTAATGACCCACCTAAACTATATGGATTTGAGTGTTGTTAATGAAGGAACAAAGTTCACTGAACGAGAAGTTGCTGCATATGATCCAAATACAGAGAAGATGACCAAGGAGCAGTTGCTATGGCCGAAGGATTAAACTTCTATACAAGACTTTATGACAATTTCTTAGACAATGAAATGTGTGATGCTTATGTTGCAGCATTTGAAGAGACTATGGAGAAGGATGAGGAAGAGGTAAAGAAAACTAATATTTGTACTGGTCCTGTTCGTCCAGATGGTCATCAGATTTGTGGAAATTGCAACTGTCAACGTATGAACCCAATGGGGTTTGACAGGTTTGATCATTTGAATAAGCTTGCTATGAAGAGTTTTATGGACGTTGTGGAAAAATATCGTGTGGACACAATGATTCAAGATTGTCAGTGGCCATCTAATATATTATGGGAAGAGTTTCGCATGAAACGATTCCTTGTTGGTGATGGTGGTAAGGATGCAGAACAATTTGGAAATCATGTAGATGTTACATCTCATGCTGGTGGAAAAAGAATGCTCATTCTTATGGTTTATTTGAATGATGATTTTGGTGGTGGTGAAACTGTGTTTTCTAATTATGGCGATTCAATCAAACCCAAAAAAGGTAATATTCTAATGTTTCCCCCCATGTGGATGTATTTGCACAGAGGCAATCCACCACTTGCACCTGGCTTTGCAAAATACTTTTTAATGACATACTTGAACTATGAACCAATCAAAAATTAAATTATTAGAAGATAAACTGATTGATTATATTGGGTTTGCACCAAAAGCTGCAATGGATCATCTTATTGGAACTGCTGATATTCTCAAAGAATATGGTGCTTCGGATTATCTTATTGATGCTGGATTGTTTCATTCAATTTATGGTGAAGCATCGAGCAGGAATATGTCAAAAAATATTTACTTGACAAGAGAAGAGTTGATTGGTATAATAGGAAAAGATGCAGAGAAAATTGTTTTTGAATATTCTTCTATAGAATCTCCAAGAACAGAAAACATATTTAATTATCCAGAAGGTCAATTAAAAAAAGACTTAATCTTATTGGATAGAGCAAATAGTGAGCAAATGAATGGCTAATGCAGAACAGAGAAACTTATATACTGCCGATTATATTGTAGGACAGATGCCAGAGATTGATACGAAGGCTATTGCTAAGATGGTTCTAAAGAATCATGCAGAAAGGAAAATGATGCATCCAGACCCCAATAATATTCGGGGAGAAGATGTTCGTATTGATTTTGATAAAAACATCGAGAAGATCAGTAAAGAACTTATTAAACAATATGATTTTGCATCAAACGGTACAAGACAAATAGCGTTATGTTGTGACACTCCCGACCCTAGATTTCATAAGGACAAGAACGAATCTTATTGGGCAATTGTTCATGAGAGAGGAGACACTACTGTATTGCATAGTCATGAGAACCCTAAGAAATATGAAGTGGGTCCACACATTAGTGCTGCGTTCTGGATTCAAGTCCCAGAGAACAGTGGCGATTTTGTTTTTCAATACAAGCCAAACCCGTACATGGTTTCAGAAACTACACTCAAATCAACAGAGGGATGTTTTTTAATGTTTGATAGTACTCTGAAACATCGTGTGACACGCCATTTAAGTTTCGGGCAAAGAATCGTTGTGAGTATGAACTTTAATATTATCTAAGGAAAAAGATTATGATTGGTGAAATGGTAAAATTTAAAGACTATTGTGATGAGATTTTTACCGCAAAGGTAGTTGGAGTATTTTCTGATAAGTTTGACAACGTGAAATTTTTTCAGCATGGGATAGTTAATGTTCCTTATTATTGGTCAAAGAAAACTAAGAGCTATCGATCCGTCAAAGAAAAGGACTTGGAATCTGTTTATTTGGAAGTTGAATCGTCAAGAGGAAAAACAGATTATATTTTACTCAAAGAATCACTTTCCTAAATATTAAACCATGATTAAATATAGAGTTATTCAAACTGCTGTGAAATGTCTATTTGACAATCTCACAGAAGAAGAAGCTTCTTACACTCTTGGCAACTTGATTGGTGCGGGTGAAGAAGGTTGTTCTGTTGAGTCTTATGAATGGATTCCCTCAGAATCTAAACGATTGGGGCGTGATCCTGATTTACATTAACCCTTATAAATAGTCTGTATAAATGTATACAGAGGGTTAAAATGGTTTCAAATGATTTTATGGGTATCGACGGTTTCCGTTGGTTCATTGGTGTTGTAGAAGACCGTCATGATCCAGAGAAAGCTAGTCGGGTTCGGGTTCGTTGTTTTGGTTATCATGATGATGACTTAGAAAAGATTCCAATTGAGGATTTACCTTGGGCACAAGTTATGGCTCCAACGGACAGTCCTGCTATGGCTGGAATGGGAAACACTCCACATTTTCTTGTCGAGGGTTCGCATGTGTTTGGATTTTTTCTGGACGCAAACTCTATGCAGCGCCCAATGGTTCTTGGATCAATTCCTGGCAAACCAATTGATTCAGCTGACACAGAAAAAGGATTTAGTGATCCAAATGGAATATATCCCAAAACATTGAATGAACCGGACACGAATAGATTGGTTCGTGGTTCAATCGGTGAAACACACCCATCACTTGTTAAAAGAAGAGGGATGCAACAACTATCAGTTCCTCTTTCAACAAAACCTCATCTTGCAACTGGCGTTCAGCCAGGCGCTGCAAAAGATGAGAGAAAGACATGGGATGAGCCGGACCCCAAATCAAATGCTCCAACTGCTTATCCCTATAATCATGTGCATGAAAGTGAAATTGGTCACATTCATGAAATAGATGATACTCCCGGCGGCGCAAGATTATTGCAACAGCATATTGCTGGAACATTTACAGAGATACACCCCACAGGAGATAAGGTTGTAAAGGTTGTTGGTGAGGAATATGAAATTATAATTAAAGATAAAAGTATACTTATAGAAGGTGACTTAAACGTAACTGTCAAAGGTAACAAAAATGAATTGATACAGGGTGATTATGTTCTAGAGGTTGAAGGAGATATGTATACTAAGATTCATAAGAACCAAAGAATACGAGTTGGTGCCAGAGGTGAAGCAAAAGGTGGCGGTAATCGGGAAGAAGAGATAGTAGGAAGTCATGCGTTTGATGTGAGACAAGCAGTTAAAGGCAGAGTTGGCAGCGCAGAAGATGGCGCAAGAGATTTCGACGTTACAATTGGTGGTAATGAATCAAGAATAGTTGGTGGTAATTTTGATTTAAATGTCACAAAGAATCTTACAGAAATATCTTTGGCTGATATATTGATAAATGCTAAGAACAATATGTCATTGAAAACAACAACAGGTATTGTTGCGATTGGTGCTGGTAGTAATGTTGATATGAGATCATCAGCAACCACATTAATAAAATCTGGAACCACATATACGGAAACTGTTGGCACAACTAGAACATCTACCACTGGTAGCACTTGGTCACACACTTCTGGTGGTGATATCACGATTACTGGTGGTCCAAATATTAACTTGAATCCATAGGATAAGATATGGCTGAATTTCAATTTTTAATAGATGGTAAACTAGTCACTTATGATAGGTATGAAGATATACCAGAAACTTTTGATCATGTGATTAAGTTTTTACCTGACAATCCAGAACCAGAGGGTGAAGATGGTAATCATACAGAAGAGCAACATGAAGCAATGTCAGTGTGGAATGGACGATTGCAAAAGCTAATGGAGAAAGAGCGTGCCGGCAATTTGTAGAGGTAGTAGTGTTGATTCTGATGTGACACATTGTTCAACACCTAAGAGAGATGAATTAAGTTCCAATGTAACCGTAAACGGTACAGGTATTAGCAGACAAGGTGATAACAATACTACACACCAACTACCTGGCTCACCATGTCCAACTCATGCGGCTCCAATCACTACAGGGTCAACTACAGTTTTTATAAATGGAAAAGGTTGTGGAAGAGTGGGTGATGCTATTACATCCTGTACAAGTGTTGCAACTGGAAGTTCAAACACCTTTGCTGGTCCATAGGAGAAACAAATGGTTGATTTTACTACACCAAATCTATGTGGCGCAAGTGAACAATTCAATAAACTTTCAAGTCAATTTGCCGGTATCAAGGATTCACTTCAAGGTTCATTGGAAGGCGAGATTGATGCTTTAAAGGGTGAACTGACAGCATCATTAAGTGTTCTTGAAGCAGATATCAAAGGGTTAATTCCAGAACTACCAGCAATTCCAGATGTTAGTTTTATATCAGAGATACAAAATCTAGTAGCATTGCCCGCTGGTGGTCTTTCAAGTTTGACTTCATTAGCAAACATTCAACTTCAATTCGGAGATGCGTTATCCGCCTCGGGATTTTCTTTAGATAGTATTATAGGCGATGCAACAGCGGCGTTCTCTGGCGGTATTGATTTGTGCGGTGGCGCTCTTCCTAATTTTGTGGTTGGACCAAATGGTTTACCAACTTTAAAACCAGATGATGTTGGAATGCCAGATGGTGATCCGGTAGATGAGGATGGTGCTGATCTTGTGACTCCATCAGCAAAAATTGCATCTGTAAATGCTTCAATAGATTCGGATACTAGCGTTGCTGAGTCAGCTTCACAAGAAACTATTAAAGAAATTAAAACTGTTGTTGCATCTGAAAGTGGTACTGTTGATAACAATACAAAAAAGAAATATGATAAGGCAGATGTTGTTGCTAAGGCTAAGGCAGAAAAATCTGGAGTTGCAACTTCACCACAAGTTGCAAAGGTAGAAGCAGCTGTTGTTGCTAAAGATTTACCACCCCCAAAACCTCCAATTGAATCACTTGAAGTACCAGAAGAAGTAAAAGTTCTTCAAGATAAAGTTGCTTCTCTTGTGAATTCAGTGAATAAATCATTTGAAAAATTAAAAAATCTTCTTTTTAAATCTAAAAAAGAACATCCTCATAATTTAATTTCTGATGGTAAAAGAAAAGTTGTAAAAAATGGTAAGAAAATTACCATACAATCTTTGAGATTGAGATCATTTGGTAATAGTAAAAGGGTAAATGATGCTTTCGGAGGTGACCCAGATGGTTCTATAGACAAATCTATGGATTTGAAGGAGACCTATCGGTTCTTCTATCAGCGACGAACTATGGCAGTTTCAGACAAAAATAGATTAGACTCTTTTGCCCGGGCCGCTATTAAAGGTGAAGGAACTGCTAAAGAATTTGAAGATGCAATTAATGCACGTCTTGCTCCTGATGCCGAAAAGTTTATCACGATGGCAGAACAAGCATTTATCGAGGGCGAAAAAGTTTTTACAGTTGAAAGTAACGAATAATGATAATAAAAAAATTAGTCACATTAAAAATATTGTATTGGTTGCCAGATTATAATAATGTTCTGCAACAATTTACTTGGCAGACAAAAGATATAGTTCCAGAGTATCCAAGAGTGCATCAATTTTTAAACTATTGGCATGAGGAGATTGATGCGGTGATAGCAGAGGTGCAGGTTGCTCACAGTCATGACCATCAATATAGACCAATCATAGAAGAGTTTCGTTATTAAAAGAAGCAAATAATATTTATTTTGTTCTTATAAATAAAACAAGGAGTAATTATGTCAGGTTTTACAGATGCACAGGGACAAAATGATATATCACGCAATGTGCGTCAGTACCGTGACCTCGACCTTTTCTTTGGTAGAAAGCCTGTCAGTGGCGACATTAATATTCTTACAGATATAACTAACATTAAAAGAGCAGTTAGAAATTTAGTGCTAACTAATATATATGAGAAACCCTTTCATCCAGAAATAGGTTCGGGTGTGAGGGACATGTTATTCGAGAATATGACTCCTTTAACATCTATAATTTTAAGTAAGAAGGTAGAAGAAGTAATTGAAAATTTTGAACCAAGAGTTCGATTGATGAGCGTATCAGCAAGACCAGACTTGGATCGGAATATTTATGAAATGACAATTGAGTTTTTTATTATTAATGCTCCCACAGAACTTGTAACAGTAGATTTATTTCTAGAGAGATTACGATAATGGCAACAAATGATAAAAGATTAATTGTTTCGGAATTTGATTTTGATGATGTCAAATCCAACCTAAAAACTTTCTTACAAGCACAAACAGAATTTACAGATTATAATTTTGAGGGCTCTGGTATCAGTGTCCTTTTAGATGTTTTAGCTTACAATACTCACTATCTTGGTTTCAATATGAATATGCTTGCAAACGAGATGTTTCTTGATAGTGCATCCCTTCGTTCAAGTGTCACGTCTCATGCAAAAACTCTAGGGTATGAAGTATCATCTGTTCGATCTGCAAGAGCAGAGATTGATGTTACACTATTTGACTCAGTGAAGACAACTGGAACTCTTTCTGCTGGAACAGTTTTCACCTCGTCTGTTAATGATGTTGAATTCCAATTCGTTCCTATAACTGACTTTACTGCC